ATAGGTAACCCCTATATATATTGTTTTTGAGTCGTCCGCGTGACATACGCGAGGCCATTGCTAGCTACGTCTATGAGGCTAACCTACCGATGGCATCCTCCTTCTAGGAGAGCTCTATGCTGTAATCTTACTCGCGTTTGACGTAACCATAGAGATGGCCCCACTTGCCCAAGGTGAGGGTGTAGAACAGATATTGAGATAACTGGGTCTTATATTTGTTTTGCATACTCGGCTTCGAGCCGTTTTCCATACATACCCCAAACCCCCTTTTTCTTCTTTCATTCATAAACTTTTTCTTGCATAATCATGAGGGATCATACACTCACTCCTGAGTGCCCCTTTGAGAACCCATGAGATTGTTCTCGTTCACACGAACGCTTGCATTTTTAAGTGTCTCTCGCGGAGAGATAACTGGACATGTATTGTCATGAACATAAGTGTTAGTTCTTGGAGATTTGGACGTGTTGTCGGGATTCAGTTCCGACGAGGAAATTTTTTGACAAGGTGGATTTTACACGGTCGGCTAAAGCTTGATCCACCCCATGTAACGTAAGCTCTGCCCCACGAACCAATATGTATCATTACTTCACACAACAAAACCAAACCCTGACTTCTCTTTTCGGTACGGACTTTGTTACACCTTTTGATCATCCTTTGTCTTTGCAAACTATTTCACTTTTGGATTTAGTGTCTCGAGGCGTTCAACCACCTTTTAGATACGAATTCCCTGAACTCTTACGTTTAATGACTCGTCGCAGTTTCTCGCGACGAGGCATTCCACCAATGACCAGAGAAACATTCACTTTTTACACTTACGCACTTGACAATTGGCTCAAATACCGCTGTTTGGCGTGTTACCGACTTTTGCACTGGGCTAATCGGAATCTTGGCATAATCACCCAATTTGCTTCTTACCGAGGCAGTTGTGATGATTGTGACGAGGGATTTTTCAACCCACCTACACATGACGCACCACTCCATCACTTTGTTGCCGGATCGCTTTCCGGCAATACATTGTTTCACGACGGAATTTGCACCGCACCTGGATTTTCAGCACGAGGAGTAGATTTAAAAGCACTTGCGAAAGCAGGTGATGTAGAATCGAACCCCGGCCCTGTCCCAAACGAAGAATACTTGACCCCCCTGACTCGCCACAATTGCTCCAGAGCAGGGATTAACAGAGCTCGTTTGGGCTACCGACTTCGGTCGGACCCGGAACTTCGCGCACAATGGTATGAAAGACAAATGGCACAAATTGAACGAAAGTTTCATTCTCGTAAAGTTGGTTCTGCCCCCAAGGTAGAACTAGCCAAAGAGGCTCTTGAGACAATCGTTGAATTCACAATGGACACACCTGGAATTGCACAAATCTTTGGCGCACCCCTTGAGAATTTGTTCGGCTTAAATGCAGTAACAAAATCTGTTGACCGGGCGGTTGACATTGCTAACGAGCACACCAATCAAATTCGCAATGATATTTATGGAGTCTTTGACCGGATTCCAAAATTGATTAGCGACGCACTTGAAACGCAAGCTGGCTTTTTACCAATCACCATTCGCACACTTGTTACTTGTATTATCACTCTAGTCGGCTTGTATACTGTTCACAAACTCATTCACATTTCTGCAGACTTTTTCTCAATTTTGTACACCATGGTTAAGGGAATTTTTCCTTCTTTTTCTTATGTTTTTTCTGTTTTCGACCTTTGGGTAGCTTTTAAGGTATTTAACGGTATTAAGAATTACGCACAAGTGGGAGAGGAAGCACCTAGCGTTGAGTCCTTCGTTTCGAACTGGATTCCGCAAATTGTACCCGTGATGTTGTCTATGACCGTTGCAGGTTGCCTTTCCAAGGTACCCTGCCGAGACAATTCACCTGATGCTTGGTTACGACGTATGGACGTACTTCCGCGCGCATGTAAAGGCTTTTCTGAAATCAATCGATTTATTTCGATGTGGTTTGAGAGAGGTTTAGCATACGCAAAGGAGCTCGTTTATGGCGTTGATCCATTGGATTCCAAGCATGGACTACCGGACGTGACACGATGGATGGATGAGGTTGTTGAGGCTTCGAAAGAGCTCTCGACGATCTGCAGGACGCGATCAGGCTGTGAGAAGGTAAAACAGCTGTGGTATCGAGGAGATCGACTACTTAAGGATTACAGACAACACTTGGACCGCGACGCAATTGACAACATTAAACGCATGCTTCAACTTGCCGCACGGATGAAGGACACAGCAATCAACACCTATGGGAGACCCAAAGGTGTGAGAGCCGTGCCCCAACTCGTGTGGCTTGTTGGAGAATCACAAATCGGCAAATCAACAATGCAGTATTTTTTGGCTGCTGAGCTCCTTGCGGAGTTCGGTATGGCGAAAGATATTGAAGATCAAATGTACATGCGTGCTGTCGAACAAGAGTACGCAGATGGTTACAACGGACAATATGTTTGGGTTATTGATGATGCCTTTCAGATGAAAGACAGCTCCAATAATCCTAACATTGAATTCTTTGCAATCATTCGCGCCGTGGGAAATTTTCCATATGCTCTGCATATGGCAGATATCTCACAGAAAGCAAACACTTATTTCGACTCAAAATCACTCATTTGCTCAACCAACAATGCAAACCTTGACATCCAATCTTTGACTTACCCTGACGCAGTTTTCAATCGTTTTGCTTTTGCTTATGAAGTCCGGGTTAAACCGGAATATCAGAAGATCAAAGTGATGCACGGACAGGACGTGGTCACTTTGGACAAAGCAAAAGCAATTCGAGACGCACCAATCATCAATGGAAAGAAAATGCCTTTCAATTTGAACGTGTACGAGTTCGTTCGATTTGATCCATGTAATATGGATAGAATTGATGAACCAGCACCCGTATCATTTTACGAAATGGCCAGAACACTACGACAAGACCTACGACAACGCGACACACAAAGCACGGAACTCTCAGCAATGTTACGAACCTACGCAACACGACTTGACAACGGGCAAACCGGAGACGGTAATGGACCTGAGGCCCAGATTGAGGGTGACATCTACTTGGAGGCTCGGAGCACAGGGAAACCTGTGTTTTGGGACTTCAATTGGAATGTCTATCCTGTCCTGAAGGACAAGACGGAAGTCGAGGAGGAGGAGATCTTGGCGAAGACATACGGCGACCGGACTTTGACGGAACTCCTTGGCCTTTGGCAAAAGGTTAGGGATGAGGCGACGGAGAAAGGAGACAGTGAAATGGTTTCAGAATCGATTATAGCTACATCGGAACTAAGTAATTTACCTTACAAGGATTCGACTAAACTATCTGAGATTGACTGGAAAGAACATGTAATTTCAACCCAACGACAATTGGCACGACCTTTGACAACCAATAAGACCAAAACTGAACGAGCGCTTGAGTCTACTTTCACCTTCTTTAAGGAGATGGGAGCACTGATTCGCACTCGATGGACAAAATACCAAGATGGACTAAAAGAATTGTGGAATAGGATCTTGAACCCCTCGTTTGAGAGCCTTATGGAATACTTCACGGCGTTCCTAAATAATCCTTTTATCATCGTAGGTGGTGTTACAGCCATCTGCTATGGAGTCTACAAACTGACAACCTACTTTGCTAGCCGCAAGGGCGAGTCTGAAAGCGATACTCGGAATTTACAACCCCGAGTTCGCGACCATATTCGCACTGCAGCCAAAGTCGCATACAAATCTTCCAGATCACGAGCGGAAATGGCCGAAGACACGTCACAACAAATGATGATTGAATCGATAAGAGGAAATCAATTTGCTGTTGTGGCTGTGTGTAAGGACACTTCTGGACACGAGGAAGAGAGGTATTATGGTATCGCAACTGTGGTGAAGGGATCAATTGCAATGATTCCCCATCATTTTATCACAGCTATGCGAGATATCCATAAAGCGACTAGCATTCGACTCATACGACCCGACCTCGTTGAGGGGATACAGATACCTGTCGAGGCTTTCTTGTCGGACATAGTCTGGCAAGAGGAGCACGATATAGCATTTGTATCTCTAAAACGATGGATGCCCCAGAGGCGGGATATTACCAAGTATTTCGCTTCACACGAGAAAAGTTCACGGTTAAATGGAAAGTTCAAAGCAACCTTGAGTGGCTATCGACGTTCTCCGAAAGGAAACTTAGATAACATCATGATGAAAGGAACTGTTCAACCCGTGGATGAAGCTCATTACATCCTAGGAGACCAACTGATCACGACACGCGACGTTTACGAGTACGACATCGACACACAGAAAGGAGACTGCGGCATGATTTTGACGGTGGTAGACTCTAGAACACCAGAGAAAGCTATCGGAATGCATGTCGCAGGATCGGCCAACGGACGAAATTGGTCAATTGCTGTGTGGAGGGAGATGATTGAAGCTGCGTTGGAGGAATTTGACGCAGTGGCTCAAATGGAAGGCTCGTATTCCCATTTGGATCCCGTCCCAGTGCCCATTCGGGGAGAATTTCTTCCTGTTGGGGCGCTGCCAGACGGACCAGGTGAGATTGCGAAATCGAACATTGTACCATCAAGCTTGCACGGAAAACTGACAAAACCAATCACCAAACCTGCCAAACTTCGACCATTTACCAATGCGGAAGGGCTAACGCTTGACCCATTGGTTATTGGTGTGGAGAAAGGTGGGAAAGCACTACCCATGATCGACCAAAAGAATCTACGCATTGCCATTGACGACTGCTTCGAGGAGTTGGCATATAATCATAGAGATCGAAAGATTGATATGAGGATACTGACTTACGAGGAAGCCGTTGCGGGCGTGGAGACTGAAGAACTCATCCGTGGAATTTCCAGAGTGACCTCACCGGGTTACCCTTACACGAAAACACTCAAACGTGGAAAAGGAAAGACTATGTGGATGGGCCATGACGACTATGAATTCGACACTGAAGACGCATTAAAACTACGTGCAGATGTGGACGACTTGGAACTGCGAGCCGCGACAGGCGGGCGGATGGATGTTCTTTGGATTGATACTCTAAAGGATGAAAGACGCCCAATTGACAAGGTAGACGCAGGGAAGACCCGCATCTTTTCAAATGGACCAATGCACTTCAACATACTGTTTCGGAAATACTTCCAGACAGCTTTCACGCATATTCAACACAATCGGATCTACAACGGTTCGGGTGTGGGGATTAACTGCTGGTCAGCTGAATGGGAGGCTCTGTACAGGATGCTCACTAAATTCGGAAAGGACAACGTTTTCGACGGAGACATTTCAGGCCTGGATGTGTCGTTGAAAGATGACATACTCTGGGGTGTTATGGAGATACTTGATCGTTTATATGACGATGGGAATACCAACATTAGGGAAGCCCTTTGGATGAACGTTACGTACGCTTCACGATACTTCAGAAAATCAGTCTATCAGGTGCTACACAACGTACCTTCTGGACTGCCAGGAACGACAATTGTCGACACAATCGGACTTAAATTGGCTTTTAGGCTTGCATGGCTGAGCTTGGCACCCGCTGAGCTTAGGACTATGAAGGCCTTCCGCGAACACGTTTACATCATCATTTATGGTGACGACAATGTGGTTGCGGTTTCTGACATTGCAAAAGAATTTTACAACATGGAAACGATAACATCGGCATTTGCAAAAATTGGACTTGTTTACACTGACGCAGCTAAGACAGGTGTGATGAAAAAGACTATGAACATCTCAGAGATTCAATTCCTGAAAAGGAGGTTTCTCTATTCAAAGTATCTTTGTAGACACACTTGTCCTGCAGACCTTGAATCACGACTCGAGACTCTCAATTGGACAAAGAACAACAATGTAATCGATAGCCGGCTCATCGAATCGGACTGCGTTCAGAATGTGCTGCAAGAAATTGCGGCCTTTTCGGACAAGGAATTATTTGATGAGTGGGCGAAACGAATACTCACTGCGGCGCGAGAGGCAGAACTTCCGAATCTTGTGAATGAAGGATTTTTCCATTATCACATACCTCGGGAGGAACGTTTTTAGCGCTTTGGACCCGTCCGGCATGACGTTAAAAGGCACATTGCGATGTGATCAGTCGTTCATAATGCAAAACCCATGTAAAAACATGGACGATGAGCTATCGCAATCAGGAGGTTGACTATTTAGTCTTACTGCTTAAGGAGCCTCGGAGGCACTCCCTTCAAATCCTAGAGCAACATGGGTGACACATGCATCAATAGGCGTAAGCATGTGTGACGCACTCGCCTGCTTCAATTACACAAAATTTCAACTCACAACCAGATACAGTCACAAACACTATCGACATTACGCACGACACTGTTACCTTCCGCGAGGACGGTGACACGGTTACGGACACATACGCACGGACTATAAACGATCTTCCCAGGTCTCTTTATAGTACAATCACAGATCAAACGACACGCGACATTCACAGTTTTTTGGCACGACCTATCATTTTAGCACAGGGAAATTGGAACACAACCCAACCTACGACCACAAGTCTAGGCTCATGGAATTTACCAGACGCTTTTATGGCAGATATATACGACAGTCAAATTACAAGGAAAATAGCTGGCTTTTTGTTAATGAAGGCAAAAGTAAAACTCCGCTTGCAGGTGAACTCACAACCATCTTATAGCGGAATGCTACTTATGTCGTACTTACCACATGCTAGATATTTCCCGGTGAAGGCCAATTCGATTTACAGCACACTCACATCACTTTCTGGCTGCCCCCACGTAGTCATGAATCTCGCAAACAGCACTTCAATGGAATTCACAACACCTTACATTTCAAATCATCTTTATGTCAATTTGGCAACGGGACAAGGAACTTTTGGAAAAGTCAACATTCAGGTTATGTCGCCGCTGGCTATTGGCGGGGGAGTTGAAACCCCTGTCACATGGACAGTGTGGCTTAATCTGGAGGACGTTGAACTCAAGTTCCCCACAAATGCACTACCGTCGACGAACTATGCACAGGTGGGAGGAGAGGTGACGAAGATGAGGAGTACAGGAGTCATTTCAGGAGCTATTGGCAGTGTTGGTGGTGTCGTTTCGAAAACGCTCCCAGCTCTTGGTCTTGGTGCTCTGAGCCAGCCTGTTGAGGCATTGGCGTCCGGAGCTTCAGGACTTGCACGGTTTTTCGGTTTTTCGAAACCTTCAGACATGCAAGCCCCGACAGTTACGGTGCCGCGCCCCTTTAGGGGGCACCTCAATGTGGATGGCCCAGATCACGGAGATAAACTGGGTAGTAGTGTCGCAACGGAACTACAAACAATTTCGGGTTTTGCTGGTACAGATGAGGACGAGATGAATTTGACGTACATTGCATCTCGTCCCTGTATCATCGATACTTGGAACTGGCCAACGGCTAACTCGGGGGGAGCGCAGGACACGAGATTGGCAACATATCGTGTTACCCCCGCTTCGTTAATATGGAATGCAAACAATATCACACCTGCTATTCCGCGTGTAAAAAACGCGGAGTGTAGGATGTCACATGCGGCGTTCGTCGCTGACAAATACCACTTGTGGCGTGGTGACATTGTTTACACTTTCCATTTTGCGAAGACTCAATTGCACTCGGGTAGGTTACGGTTTAATTTTAAGGCTTTTACAGGGGATATTTTCACGAATGATCCTTTAGATTCAATTGATTTGAACAGCATGCCCGGTTTCACTATGACCGAGGATGTGGATTTGGCAACAACTTCAGAATTTCGGTTTAGGGTTCCTTATGTTAGTTCACGACTATGGATGTTGACGCAGTGGCCGCTTTTTAATGCACCGGCGGCTGTTGCAGATCTTCCTGCGTTAGTGGACGCAAAAAATTTTTGCATTGGG